GGGAAACCTATTTCTTGCTCCGGCTGCCCGGCTTCCGCGGCGCCAGCTCCGATTCTGGAATGACCGCCACCCTGATTCTTCTGGCCGCCGCCTGTTCCTCGGCCTTCTGCCGCGCCTGCTGCATTGCCTGCCGGAATTCCGCGGTTTCCTCCGGCGTCGCCAGCCTGGCCCTACCTTCCACGATCAGCTTGGCTGCCACCCGCCGGGGCACTTCCGTCCGGGCGCCCGGCCTGCCCCCGTCCGGCGTCTCGTAGCTGACCACCACCACGTCCGCCTCGGGGATGCTCGCCTCCAGCTCCCGAATCTTTCGGTAATACACTTTCAGGTCCATACCCGCTCCTTCGATTTAAGAAATGGGGAGGGCTCCGGCGTCCCGGCCAAAGCCCCCCTGAGTTGGCGCTGAGTTAGCTCAGCACGGAAATGCCGAACTCGTTGCGCAGCACGCCGACGCCGTACAGAACGTCCACGGTGAATTGCTGAGCCAGAGTGTTCGGCTGGTAGCTCATCACGACGCGGATGCCGAAATTGCCCAGTTCCGCGTACTCGGCCACCGCGCCGGTGCCGGGCAGCGGTTGCGGCAGCCGCCGCACCACCAGCCCGATGGCGTCCCGGGCGAAGGCCAGGTTGTGCGTGGTGGTCGGGGCGCTCCCCGTCTTGGCGACGAACTGCGAACGGAAGACAAAGAAGTCCTTGATTTTGCCCACCGCGCCGTCCACCAGGGCACGAAGCCCGGCTTCCCCGGCGCTCTGGAATTCACTGAAGCGCTCAATCTGCCGCAGTTGCGAATAAGTGTTGCCGTCCACCACCAGGTACTTCGAGGCACCGGCCGGCACCTTCGCGTTGAACAGCGCCGTCTCGGCACTGTCAATGATGGCCTCCGTGATGGCCGTGCCCCCGGTTCCCACCGGCGCGTTCGCGGTAAATTGCGAGTACAGGCCAAGCAAGTCGGCCTCGATCTTCTCCGCCAGGGCGATGACCGCCGGCTCCATGTAGAGATGCAGCAGTTCCGGCACCGCCACCACCTTCGTGACGTCCGGAATCTGGAACGTGGCTTCCGCGTGCGTGTTCAGCACGATCTGGGCGTTGCCCAGGTCCGCGGTCTGCGGACTTACCGCACCGCCCTCAGCGATGTTGTTGGCCACCAAGCTCGGCGGAATCGGCACGTTCACCGTATCCCCGGCCTGCGCCAGCTCCGGTTCGTAGTTGCGATTGACCAGGTTACCCATGACGAGGTTCCCCATCAAAGCCGGCAGCGCATCCGCCGCCACCAGCTTGACAATCGCATTGGCTAGATTTGCAGACGTAATTGCACCCATGGTTTCTCCTACGCTAGTTCACTCCTTTTCCAGGAAGATGCCGCGGTGATATCCGCGGCTTGGCGGCCGGGCGGACCCGGCCCGTTGCGCGGTCCATCTGATCCGCAGCGGAGGAAAACGTGAAGTTCTCGCGCGGGCCGGTGGCCGCGAAAAGCTCTCAACTGTTGCGAATCGTGTGCGAAATCGCCTGGGCGATTTCCTGGCGAATGCGCGCCAGCTCCTCCGGGTCCATGCCCGGCTTGATGCTGTCCAGATCGATCCCCCCGGGCCGGTGCCGCTCTTGCGACTTGGCCGCGCCGGAACCGCCCGGAATCCGCGCCGGAAGCAGCTCCGGATTCTCTTGCGTGAACCGGGTCAGGTACTCGCGGAGGCCGATCTCGCCCTCTTCGGACCGCGCCACCAGCCGGCCGTCCTCGGCCCGGTAGATATCGTCTTTCACCGCCCGGAATCCCAGGTCCACCTTCGTCACCCCCAGGCGGCGCAATTCGTCCCGAATCGCCGCGCTCCGCTCGGCCTCCTCGGCCAGCCGGCGGCTCCGCTCGTTTTCAGCCACCAGCTCGTTGACCCGGCGCTCGAGCTGCTCCCGGCGCTTGCGCTCCTCGGTCAGCTCGGCTTTATAGGCCGGCTCGGCCTTCGCCTTTTCCGAGTTGACGAACTCCCGCACCGCTTCCTGCACAATGGTGCGAATGTCCACCTCACCACTGCTGGTGACTTCCTGCTGTGTCTCGTTGCGTTCTTCTTCCATCGCTGTTTCTCACCTCGCGGTTTGCCCTTCTTCGCTATCGATTTCCTGCGCGATCCGGTCCTTTACCTCTTGCCGGACGTCACACAGGTACTTGAATGCCAGCTTCTTGAAAACCTGCCGCTTGAGCGTCGGCGAAGGGATTCCCAGCGCCAGCAGCCGCTCCGCGTCGGCCAGCTCGCTGCCGTAGTCGCCGATGTCGAACTCGTCCAGCCCGGCCACGTCAATCGCCAGGTCCTCGTCCCGGGCCCTGGTGATCGCTCGCAGCACATTCTTCATCGTGTCCTTCACCGCGTCTCCGTAAGCCCGCAGCACTTCTTGCGTGATCGCAAAGTCCCGCTGCTTGCTCAGTCCGGATTGCAGCGCCCGGCTCGAAGAAGCACCCCCTGCCTGCGACATCAGGTAGCAGACCCGGTAGATCTCTTCCTGCAGACGCCGGAGATTCTCGGCGGCAATCTGGAACACGTGGCCTTCCGGCTCGGTCCATCCGAACCGGTCTTCGGGCCCGAGCTGGATGTAGTAGGACTCCCCCACCACCTGGTTCCACTCCCGGTCCGAGTAGATCACCGGCGTCGCGAACAGCCCCATGGTCAGCGCCCAGGACAAGGCGTTGGACTTGTTGAAATGCTCCAGTTGCAGCAGCCCCGCCTTGTTCATCAGCCACAACCCCTCGGGCACCTTCATCTCGAACAGCGGTACCCGCTCCTGGCGCGCCAGCCCGTGCCGGCCCCGGTCCACCAGCTCAATCCGGCTTTTTTCTCCGGCTCGCTGCAACTGCCGGTAGACCCGGAAGTCCTGTTGGTCGTAATAAGTCCAGCGCGTCTCCCGGACCCACTCCTTGCTTTCAAAGCGTTGTTTGCCGAAAAAGCTGGTACGCGTCACCACCCACTTGTAGTTGCCCCGCTCGTCGTAGCTCCAGTTGATCACCTGCTCGGGCGAAAACTCCACCAGGTATGCTCGCGACGCGCCGCTGGCCTCTTCCTCGGCGCGGTTGCTGGCCGGCTGGCGGCGCCGCGGAAAGTCCACCAGGATGTAGCTGGATCCGTAGACCAGCGTCTCGATCAGCCGCCGCCGAAACAACTCGGTCAGCGTCGATCCCTGAAGGTCGCAGTCCTCAATGAACTCGTTGATGAATCGCTTGCCCGCTTCGCTGTCGCCCTCGGCCATCACCATCGGCTCACGCCGGAAGACTGTGGCCGCGTACCAGTCGATAATCGACCCGATGTAGTTTTCGTAAAAGACGTGGCTGAGCCGCTCGCTATAGACGTCCAGCGGTTCCTTTTGCCGGCGCACCAGGTAGTTGGCGGCGTTCGCTTTCAGCTTCTCGCCGCCTGCGTACAGGTCGCCGTACGTCTTCCATACCGCGCGCCGCGCGATGTAATCCGGATGTTCGACCTCGATCTCTGCCACTGTGCTCTTTCTCCTTGGTTGCGTGCCCTCCGGGCGGCGCACGTCAAAGCAGCCGCCGCTTCTGCTCCCCGGCTCGCCCCGTTCGCCGAATCTCTTCCCAGATCAGGTATCCCAGCGCATCGGAAAGATGGGTGCGGCGCGAGTCCCGGTCCTTGTCAATCACGCTGCTGCCCTCCTTGTAGGACACCTCCTCGAAATCCTTGATCAGCTCCCCGCACTTCGGACTCACCAGCAACTCCACATCCCCGGCGGCCGAGCGGAGTTTCGCGTTGACGGCCGCCACCCGGTCGCGCACGGCCGGGTTGCGAGAAGGAATCCGGAAGCTGACCCGCTTGTAAGGCCTGCCTTGAAAGAAGCTCCTCACGATCTGGTAATCGCTCCGGCCGCTGGTTTTCCGGGCGTTGCCGGAAGCATCCCCGTAAATCTTCAACTCCTCCTCGTGCTTCGGAAAGCGGTTGCGGAACTCCTCGCAGGCCTCCTGCGTGCTGGCGCGCCGCAGCACGATCTCGTCCAGCACGCGGATGACGCTGCCGTCAATCTGCACGACGAGGCTGCTCATCGGATCGACGTTGAAATCCAGCGCCCACAGCAGCGGCAGCGAGGGATCCAGCGCCACTTCCCTGACGTTCGCTTCCCGCCGGAAAGCGTGGTAGACCAGGCCCTCCTGGACGTTCAGGTACTCACCGAGCACCTCCTGGCGGTAGAACTTCTCGTCGTAGCTGTGCCGGAGGCGCTCGTAGAAGTCCGGCACCTTGTCCAGTACATAGCGGTTCTCCATCGGCCGGGCGATGATCACCTCGTAGCCGTCTCCTTTCGACTCCAGGAACCGCCGGTAAACCCAGTCATGTCCTTTCGGAGTCCAGACCGCGAAACCGCACAGCCGTTTCGCCTTCGGATCCCGCAGGCGGCCTTCCAGCCGCAACCACGCCTCCTCGGGCGAGTAGGTCAGCTCGTCGATCCCGAACCAGGCGAGATTCGTCCCGCGCAGGCGCTCATACTCCTCCACCGGGCGCAGCAGGATCTGCGAACCCGTATCCTTCATCACCAGAACGTTCTCCGCCTTGTTCAGCGTGTACGGAATCCGGTTCTCCTCCAGGATTTGCAACAGCGCCGTCTGGGTGGCGTCCTTCAGCATCGGATAGGTCGGTGCACCCAAAAAGCCTTGCCGGCCGGGGTTGATGTAGCTCAGCTTGATCGCCTCCTGGCATAGCGCCTGGCTCTTGCCCGAGCCGATCGGTCCGGAAAAACCCTTGAATCGGGCTTTCGAGGCGTGGAACCGCGCTTGCGAGGGAAGCGCCGAATATTCTATGTGACAGATACATGTTCCTCCCCGGACGGTTCTACCCATCGAACTGTAATCTCCCTTGGCTGCTCCTCTTCCAGTTCTTTCCGCAATTGCAGCAGACGGATGAAATCCCCGATGCTGGCTTTGAAATCCGCGTTGGTAAGCTTCTCCTCAACGTTCGCCAGTAGCCGGTCCAGCTTCCTGGCTTTCTCCTCCGGCCAGCCTGCGGTGGGCTTCCCGGCGGCGCTTCCGGCTGGACGCGCTCTGGCGGACCGGCCCGGCTGCCGCTCTCCTGCGGTGGCCGATTTTCCCTTTCCACGTCTGGACATAAGCAACGAAACTCATCAGCAGCGGCGGGCCCGGTTGACCTCCGAAACGGGCCGGATACGCTCCGCCGCGGGTGTTGGTCCAAATGACCATCACCGGTTCGAGCGTAGCATCCGCGCCTTCGCCTCTTCGCGGTCCACTGCCGCCAACTCACACAAATATAAGGAGAAATTAGCTGTCAATTCTTTGTGACTTGGTTATTATGCTCCCCGCAATTCCGTGAGAACGCTGCGGGAACACTACCGCAACGCCGGACGCTGTTGCCTCCCAGCCGCGTTTGGTGACAAAGTGGGACCGAGATGCAGCGCGTCTTCCCGGCCGGGAGGAAAACACCGCCGCTTCCCGCTCCGGCGGCGCCCCCTCCCTCACCCGGGAGGCCGTCACCCAGCCGGCAGATGGATACCCCGCGCGGATCCGCGGCGCGGCCGTCGTGACGGAGTTAGCGCGGAGGAACGAGTGGC